TCTAGATCAATGAAAAAAACTTGAATATTGCCTTTTTTATTTGTGTATGAAGGGGCAAGATCATTATTATAAGATGAACATTCAAACCCCCTTTTTTTAAGGTCTTCAATATTACAATTCATATTGTAATTTTCATACCCATGCCAATTAACTACACTATTTTTCATTTTTTCTTTCTCCTTTTTAATATCCTTTATAGTCCTATAAATAGTAAAATCAACTATAAAAAATATAATTGTTTCTGATCTCATCAGTTGAGGATTAACCTCAAGACCCCCAAAAAAGGGGGTTTCGATCTAGTTAATATCTCTTATAATACTTTCACCCCTTTCTTTTTGATTTATATCGACTACAAAATAATCACTTAAATCTTCTTCATTTGGAAATTTTTTATAGATAAAATCCCATCCATCTTCAAAAGTTTTAAAAACTTTATTTGGAAACAATCTATTATTCATCCAATCAACAATTTTAAATTTACTCATTTGTTTTTATCCTTTCTTTTGTTTCTGATCTCATCAGTTAGGGATTAACCCTAAGACCCCTCAATTGAGGGGTTTCGATCTATTTTAAATTGTTCTTAATCAATGCTTGATTATATGTGCTATTAATCGCATTAACAATCTGACCTTCAACCTTTCTTTTTTCTTCCTTTCTCTTTTTAGTTTCTTCTGAATTGTTATCTTGTCTCATTCTCTCTAAATCTTTTGGATCTGAAAGATTGTATTCAGAAACTTTCTCAATCTTAACTGTTACTTTTTCCATAACTTTGTTGATTGCTTTTATTCTCTCAATTTGTTTCTTTTGTAACAAACTCAAAGAATTATAATCAATCTTAGAAAGAAAACTTTCAAGATCCTTTTCACTTGTTCCATACTTCCAAAGCCCAATTGATTTAACATGATCATTTTCATCAATTAATAAAACATCAACGGCATTATAGGTCGACTTTTTAACAGCACACCATTTATTTGTTTTTGGGTTTAAAGTACAGAAACAAACTCTATCGCCTTTGTTCTTGTCTGTTTCAATCCATGTTCTTCTTTTAGTTTTTAATCTAAATCCCCATGGATAATTGTTTACTTCGACAGCATTTTCAAAACTGTCTTTGTTATAAACATACTTAGTCATTTTTTATCTTCTCCTTTTTTAGTTTCTGATCTCATCAGTTGAGGAGTAACCTCAAGACCCCTCAATTGAGGGGTTTCGATCTAATTATTTCTTTTTTTCCTTTCTCCTATTTCGTTAGTAATTAAATCAAATCTTCTTAAACCTTTTGCAATATCCAATTTTAATTGGTCTCTGTCTTTTTTAAGTTGAGACAAAGACAAATTCCAAATTGCAACTTGTTCTTTTGTGTATGAGTGTTCCCAAATTCCTTTGCCCTCAAATTTTAAAACATCCTCAGAAACTTTTATATTGAATTCAAAAAGTTTTATTGCGTTTTCAGTTTGTTTTAAAAGATCATAATTAACTTTAATATCTTCTTTTTCGTTCTGAATGCATTTTTTTAAATTGTCAGAATAAATAATTGCACCAACATTAATTGATTTAAAAGTTGGAATATCTTTTTCAACTTTTGCAATTTGATTATCAAGAACCAAAATTTGCTTTGTGATCTCTTGATTGATTTTAGTTAATATATTCATTTTGTTTATCCTTTCTTTTATATTTATATATGAGGGAGATTATAGGAGAAAAAACAGAATACAAGAAAATAATTAACTATTTTTTAAAATTACTAGATGTAGTAGATCCTGGTTTCCAGGCACAAGATATAGTGTTTTCAACTTGAAATTGTTTAATTTTAAATGTAGATGTCACCTTGAATTTTAATGAAAAATGAAAGTAAATTTTATCACGAAATCAAAAAGAATATTAATCAAATTAGTTGGATTAGAATTGAAAATTCTGTCATTCATGGGGTTGCTGATCTATTGGGCTATAATAATAATTGCACCTTTTTCACAGTAGAGTTGAAAGTTGCAAGGGGTAACAAGATCACCTTCTCACCTCATCAAATTGCTTACCATTTTAAACACCCTAAAAATAATTTTATCTGTGTTAAGGGGCAAGATCCGAGACGCCCTAAACTTTTTGAAGGGTCAAAGATCCATGAACTTTTAAACGTAGGTTTTAAATCAAGGGCATTGGCTCAAGGTTATGAAGATATTAAAAAGGTTCTTTGTTCGTTGTAACTGTTCCGATAATTAAAGTTATCGGACATTACTATTGATAGTAATTAATTATCGTTAGTAATAATTTAATGATAATAGCTAAAGATCCGTGATCAATGGATCCTAAGCAAAGGCCAAAAACCAAAAGAACAAGGACACCGACCCCCCTTTTTTTACAAAAAAGTTACTTATACTGTGCACATGTGCTAAGACTTAGACTGTTATAGTTGGTAAAATCATTTTCATTAGGTATAGTAACCCTAAAAAATTTTTTAAAAAATTTAATTGGTTTGAAAAAAAATTTTGCAAAATTTTAAATGAATTTGAATGATGTAGACATAAGTAAACTACCTGCAGATGTCCGAAAAACCTTTAGACAACTTCAAGTATTACATGCTGAAAAAAAGATACAGAATAAGGCTAAAAATGATTTCTTATCTTTTGTTAAATGTGTTTGGCCAGATTTCATAGAAGGCTCGCATCACAGACACATTGCTGACAAATTTAATAAATTAGCTACGGGTGAAATAAACCGTCTAATTATTAACATGCCCCCCAG